AGTCAGCGGGTTACATCGCAGCACACCGTTGATGTGCTTTAGGATGTCCTCAATCATGTCCGCGCCTTCGTTCTGGTCAATGAACGAGCACGAGATGCCGAGGCCTTCAATGAAACACGTCTTAGCGTTCGCCGCGAAGTTGTTGAGATCTATGAAGTCCGAAAGCAAACCCATTCCGCGAAGACCACTCGCGAGAATATCGTAGATCACTTCGATGGGGTTAGCATCCTCACCCACCTTTGGTGAGGTGTACCCCGCAACGAGATCCATGTCAAACAGCGCTGTCGGGATGTATTGTAGCACAAACTTAACGTTCTGCGGGTTCGGCGATGTGCCCCAATAAAATGGTTCCTCGGCAGTACCGAACTCAATGTAGCAGATACCGGGTCGACGCGTGCCGCCGCTGAAGCCCGCAGCTTGCATGTACGCCTCAGTTAAATCACCAACAGGCTGATTCAGCCCGCCTGGAAAGAAGGTGAGTAAGCCTTCGACACCACCTTCTTTTGTGTTGCCACCGAACATCTGACGCGCGTGAATCGTGAACTCTACTGCGGCATCAGGATCGGTAAACTCATGTCCATCCTCCAAAAGCGGCGGGTCAATGACTTGCGTTGCTGCGTTATCACTGCCTTGCCCGCGGGTGACAGGTTCAAAGCGAAGGCTCTTATCGCCAAAGATGATGTCATACAACTTTGTCATCGGCCCGTGTGCAAGGGTGCCCACTACGTTTGCGTTGTAACTGAAGGAGCCAACCACAAACTGCGTCACCTCGACATCACCCCACCACACGATGTTGGGCGGCACTACAAACCGGCCATACCCTTGCGGCACCACCAAACCTTCACGAGCCTTCACCATCTCAAACTTCTCTGGCTTCGGCCTTTGCACACGCGGCTTGCCGAGCAACAGGTTGACGCCTGTTGATAGAACAAAGACAACCGCTGCTGCGAGAAAGTTAAAGGCCATTTAGTCTTCTTGTCCCTCGGTTGCTTGTTGCACGATGCCAGCACCTTCCCACAGGTTGCGCTCTTTCATGCCAACTTCACCACCAAAGTTTTGAATGTTGCCAAACCGTTCATCACACGTAAACGCCGTGCGAGAACATCCGGCAATCAACGTGACGAGATCATCCGGCTCAAGGCCATCAACGACGCGTCGCACCGTGATGTATCCATCACCTTGTTCCTCGATCGCTGCAGATCTGCCGTCAGCCGTCTTCAGAATACCTTCCACAAAGTAGGTGGTGTCATCTCCAACGATTGCAGCTAAGCCGGAGATGTCGATACGTCGCCCAGTGACGTTCGTAACCGTCAACCCGGGGTGAGTGAAGGCCGCTTTATTGACACGACACCGCGGTCCATAGAGAACCTGGGAGCATGCTTGCTGTGTCCAATACATCGGAAGCTTACGCGTCAGCAACGTGCCGAGGTTACCAAGTGTGATGATGCAGTTGCTGTTGTCCATCTCGACGTGCATCACTTGACCGCGCAATGGAATCGCAGCGTCCACGAGATTGCCGCGGTCAAGTTGGTAGACCTCAACACCGATCGGGGTGCGACCACTTCGCACAAACGTCGAGATCGGATGATCGCGTGGCAGCGTCAGATCCACTGAGCACGCGCGTCGTTCACCAGAACCAGAGAGTATTGGTGTTCGATGGCCGATCATCGGCAGATAAGTGTTGCCCTCGTAGACGATGGGAACGTCTGCAGTGGTGTAGTTCAACGCGGTGAGCGGCGTCCCGAGTGGCGGAGGTGGCGGGTCAGGCGGCGCAAGCGGCGGACCGGATACCCGCAACGTGTCGAACCACATCTCCATGTTGTGTCCAACTAAGCAACACACGATGTGAAACTCATACTCTAGAATAAGCTCACCAGCTTCATTGGGCTGACTCATCAAGAGCAGTCCACCCTCAATCGGGTTGTAATGATCTATGATGCCCCATTGTCCGATGTATTGTACACCTGAGCTGTAAGGCTCAACATCAGGATCAACTGTTAAGAACAAACTGCGTGACGCCGAGCCACAACGAAAGCTGGGAAAGTACGACGCCAAGTTGATCGGTTCATCTGTGGCGAAGCCAGAGCCCAACTTGAACATGATGCTCGCGGTGTACGTCGCCGTCGGTGAAAGACCGGTGACAGTGTACGCGACGCGAGGACCTAGGATGTCAGGCTTGATGCCGGAAGACACGGAAGCCTTCAGTGCCTTGCCACCATCTAACCCACCCGTCGCGTCTATCGCAAACGTTGTGGTGGCACCCCAGTCCTGCGGGTCGAGATCCCAACCTGCTGCTTCGGCAGCCGCGGCATCGGCGTAGTTGAAGTTGTCTTGGAAAATAACACCCGCCTCAGCTTCACCTTCATCGAGTGGTGAACCCGCGTTACCGGTGACAGAACGGTTTCCCCAAAAGAACCGATAGAGTTCAACTGGTGCGGCTTGCTGTCGTGTGTTCTCAAATGTGCCGTACACCATTAGCGAACTTCTCCTGCGCAGAAGTCTCCGAGATCTTCAATCGCATTTTTGATCGCGATGGTATTGAAGTACGTCACGAGGTGCGGTGTGTTGTTGTGGAACCGAAACATCGTAAAGAACTTGCACAATGATGACGAAGCGACACGCTTCCCGTACCGGGTGATTTCAGCCGCTGACATCGCAGCGAAGCTGTCACGCTCACCGGTACCAGGTACACCGCTCGAGCCGTCGCCACCGTTCACGACGTGAATACCACCCATGATGTTACACCCGATGATTCTTGCTGCGCGCTCATTCGCTTCCATGTAGGCGTCGATGTCGCCGCGAAGGATCGTGTACAAGCACGCGGCGTAGTCAATGTCAGTCATACCGATCAACTCTTGTGGCGCCTTCCGTACCATCGTTTTGATGTTCGGCCACAAGGAGTGTGAGTACGCCGACGCCGAGGAGATGATAGTCTTCGGCGGTTCCACGCCGCCCCAGTGCTTTGCGCCCATGTCATCTATAATCATATGGACGAATGGCGTGCCGCTCGAGACGTGACTCGTAAAGGTGCCGTTCGCGTCAAGATCATCACAAGCATCTTTGAAGCGCGTCAAGCTGAACTGCCCAGACGCGTCTTTGACCCGATCTCGTGGGTGGTTGAAGATCATCCGACAGTCGTGCGCAGCTGCGGAGTCGAGATAGTCATCCGCGGTAGTAGGCTGAATGTTGTGTAACACGCAAGTGATATTCGGAAGATACTCCATGCTCTCATCGAACGTCGAGAATGACCAGAAGCCGAACGGCATCGCACCGGGAACGATGACCGGCGTTGTACCAACCACGCTGATATGCGGCGTGTTCTTAATGTTGATGGCGTTGACCTTCAGCAATAATGAGTCAGTGCCTGTCGCGGTTGGTGTGTATTGACCACGAAAGGAACCATTCTCGAGATTCGTGAAAGTGGCTGTCGCGGTGTTCGCCCCGGTAATATTGCCGCTTGGCACAGCCGCCCCGTTCGACCGAAGGCGTTGTCCATTCGCGTCGCGCAAGATGATGTTGAAGAACGTGGGAACATCAACCTCGCCATTGGGCACCGTGGCTGTGCAGCTTGCCTCATCCAACGGACCAAGCGGCGCCGTGGGTGGAGCGCCAGGGTCACCAGGAATGAACTCCTCTTCAGTTGGCGCGAGTTCCGCAGGACACTCGATCATTCCGAGCTGAATCTCGGCGAGCCCAGCGGCGTTCTGCCAGATCACTTCAAAGGTGTCGCTCTCCAACCGAACGTATAGCAGGAAACAAACGAGCACCGTGTCGGTAGGTGCCGCAACATCGAGTGTTAGTATTTCGGTATCACCATCAATCGAAGCCTCAGTGATCGTCGCTTTCGTGATGTCGCCAGCCGCGTTGATCAGTCCGATGACGTGCCGACCAGAAAGTAAGAAGCCATTGTTCGTGTAGTCGATGTTCTCCACCACAAGGGTCTCAGTGCCGAGACCTGAGACAACAGTGAAGTCCTTCTGATACGTTGGCATGTAGAACGTCGTCAGTCGGCCTTTCAATCCATCGAACCACTCTTGCATCGCACCGACTTCACTCAATGTCTCGGTGGTGAACACGAACTTTCGCCGCGAGCTTGGTTCTCGTGTCCGTTCAAAATCTTGGAAGGTGTAGGTCAAGCTCGCGATACGATCCACGCCACGCATCATCGTATCTTCTGGAACGGTCGCGCGATTGGGTTTGAGGATGTCCAACACGATTGGCTCAGTAGGCGTCTCGACCTCAGGATCTTCACCCTGAATCAGATCGAACACCACAGAGCCATCAGCCATCGTGTTAGCTGGCCGTGACAGTGACGTGTTATCGCCGAAGTAACCAATCAAGGCGGGCAGCGCTAACGTGCCAGTTAACCACGTCGCTTCGAGCGTCTCTACCGTGACTGAGGTGCTCGACACCGCGGTGATCGTACACAGCTCAGTGTTTCGCTCATTCTCATACAGAATGATAGAGCCGCCGATCGTGAAACCGCGGTTGGCGGTCGCCAAGGACAGTACAACTGTTGAACCAGGCACAGCACTTGCTGTGAGTCGCGACGCACGTGGCCAGTTAGGAATCGCCCACTGCGCGTTTTGTTTTCCGAAGAGTAGCTGGTCAAGCCAGCCCGTATCCTCGGTCTCGAGTGTGGTGACGTTGAACTGAATCTGCTCTTGCGGAATCACGAGCAACTGTGACCGTTGCTCCGTGCCGTCAGCTGAGGCAGGCGGAATCGCAGTCGAGTAGGACCGACGCGTGATGACCGGTCGGTCCCAGTTGCAACGAGGTGAGAAGACGTGTGGCATTAGAGACCCAACATCCGTCTAATAGCTTTGGGTTTGTCACGAACAACGCGAAGCATCGCGCCTTCAACCTTACGATCTATTAATCCGTCATCGAGGCCGATGCCGACGAAGCCTTCAACCATGACTTTCGATGCGACACCCACAGCAGCAGCACCATCGAGGCGTGAAGTCTGAGGCGCACCGGGTTCACCCATCGCGTTAATGTAGTTTAACCCAGATTCACCAAGATTCTTCATCGCGGCGGCAGTGACGACGCCCTCACCATTTGACAGATACAACGGACCAACACTGTCACTGCGCGGTCCGCCTGGACCGGTGACGAGGCCGCCTTCTGCGTAGCCGCGCTTCTTGATGACCTCTTCGCGCTCCTTCACGACGCCACCTTTCGCGTAACCTTGCTTCTTGATCACGCCACCGTCCTTCTTGCCTGCGCCTCCGAGTGCTGCACCGAACAACGAACCGAGCAGTGACTTCGCGATGAACTGTGAAGCGATCTGCGCCATGCTTTGCATGATGCTTCGCGCGAAACCTTCAACAGCATCCTCAACTGAGTCGAAGCCGTCCACCAGGTCCATGAAGAAATCTGCGATAGGACCGGCGGCTGCATCCGTCAATCCCTGCACGAACTCGTCGGTGACAGTCTTCGCCTCCTTTACTTCTTCCTTGAAGGCTGGTAACCCGTCAGGCCTGCCGCCTTGATGAATCGGCGCGATAGTTGGTTTACCTTCCTTGTCCTGGTTCTGTATTTGCATCAGGTTAGAGTCGCCGAGATTCTTCTGACCTAACCCGGCATCACCCGCGACGCGGTTCCCGCGCGCACTCTTCTGCTCACCTACGTTTCTGTCGGTGAGTGCCTGCCTCGTTTCTGCTATTTGTAACAGTAGTCCCTCGAGCTTGATTTGCTCTTGCAAGGTCAGATTCTTCTGCTTCATCTTCTCGTGGATCTGCTTCTCGATGTCCGCCAATCGCGTGCGATCTTTCTCTTCTTCCTTGCCCGCTTTGATCTTGGCGTCGATCAGGCCCAACTCAGCCTCGAGCGTCTCGATGTCCTTCTTCTTCCGTTTATTCTCAGCGTCTCGCAGCAGCTTCTCGCGGCGCGCGATGTCAGCACGAAGCTTCGCGTTGGCTGCGTCAACACCCGCCTGATCAAACCCGGGCTTGTCGGCGTTGAATGGACTGTTCTTCTTTGCGGCGTCAAGCTCTGCTTGCGCAGCGCGACGAATCGCCTTGCCCTCCGCAACGAGCTGCTTGCCTTCCTTAGTCAGACTCTCTGACAGACCCTCGAGGCCGAGCAACTTCAGCGCAGAGTCTGGTAGGACACTCGCGATGTCACCGAAGAACTGGAAGATCGCTCCCTTGATGATCTTGAAGTAACCGACCAAGCCAGCCGCGCCAGCTCCGAGTCCCACGCCCAAAAGATGCAGAGCGCCGATGACAGCGTTGATCGCCTTGAGCAAGTAGATCAGCAGCTGATTGCCGAGCATCCGCACAGGAGCAAGCTGCTTGCCGAGCTCCGCAGATACGTCGCGGATAGCGTCGCCCTGGTCATCGAGCTTGCCTTCCGTTGAGGCAACGAACTTCGCGTACTCACCCTGAACCAACTTGCCCTTCACCATCACAGTGTTGAGGAACGCCATCGCCTTTTCAGCGTCAGTCAATTCCTCTGCTGTCTTGCCGATGCTTGCAGCGTACTCATCGAACACCGCGCTAGCTTTCAGGTTGAACAATTTCTTCGTTGCGCGTTCGTCGCCATCTGCCGCACGCGCCATCAACTCGAGCGTCTCGGCAGTCTTGAGACCTTGCGCTGCACCAAGATTGAGTGTAGGACCAAGCACTTCCCACGCCTTGTTCAGATCACCAGTCTTGGCTGCAAGTGTGACTAGCTCAGCAGCGTACCCGTTCGCTTCCGTCGCGTCAAGCGAGAACTCTTCACGGCCACGACGTG